GACTCAAGTGGGAATTTCAGTCTTGATACATCGAGAGCTGGATCCATTGAAGTTGAAGAGGGTAAAAGTGCTATTGCAAACATTGAGACATTAACTGTACCAAAGAACATGCTATGGTGTGTAGGTACTACGAATGCAGGAGCAGGATACAGTGTTGATAATATAGATGAAGCCTTGGCTGATAGATTTAGAACTGTTGTCAAAAAGATGGGTGAGAAAGAGATCAAGACTATTCTTGAGGGTACAGCCAAGGAGTTTGGTCATGACAAGAAATCAGTCACTAAGTTGATGAAGTTCTACAAGTCATTCAATACACTCAAAGACAGTGGAGAGCTGAATAAGCTGATCAACTTGCGTCACCTGGCTGAGATCCTAGAGTTTAGTGAAGATGCTACTGATATTCCTGATGTTGCAACTGACCTCATTCCTACCTGGTGTAGTATGGATCAGCACGGATATCCAAATGAAACTCAAGTCGCTATCATTGAAGGGCTTATTGAAAAGGAGCTGTAATGAATTTATTTGGATTTAATCCTGAATATATAGACAGAGATGCAGGACTGAGTGAGTCAGAAAAGTATCGTAAGTGGGTTAGCAAGTCAAATGTAGATATGGTGTTAAATCACTTCTCTCCGTTTACTAAGACTAAGAACCTTAAATCACCAACACGAACCATTGTATCTATTGACGGTACGAATATTGAAGGTACTGAGGGACCAGTTGTGTTTCATGGAAGCACAGGTGGTAAAAGTAATAAGATCTATGTGAACAATGAACATATCACTAAGGTATTGGATGCTGTACCTGTTGATAAGCGTCTTGATAAATTTAAGACAATGATAAAAGGTGCATATGTTGCACGTAGTGACATTTCATCTTTAGATAACAGAACCTCTATAGATCAAAAGTCTCCTACAGTACAAGAAGACTATGCAGGCACTACACCATTGGTCGGAAAAGAGAAGATACAAGTCATGCAAGATATTGAGAGACAAATGCTCTTGACTGCACAACTTATTCAGCATGGATGTCATATACCATCTGATACTACTGAGTTATCATTGCTCGCAGAAAATGAAGAGGTACTTGATCTTGCTCATGCTATGGCTGGTGGACATATGCCTAAAAGTACATGGGCACAAGGTATGCTTGGTGATATTAAAGCTGCAGGTAAATTCAGAAGCAAATATAATGATTGGGCTGATGCATTATCGTCAAAGATAGCACTTGAGTATGGTACTGTAAATCAACAAGATATGAATGTCTCTGAGTTCGGTGATGTTCTTAATGCTGATCTGCCTATGACACGTAGATATTTTGCAGTGTCCAGACCTAAAAATGAACCAGGTAAATCAAAAGAAGCCTGTAGTGTCGGTAACGGTACTATGGAATACAATGATGAACCTACATTTGCAGAAAATGAAAAAGGAGGAGATCAGGAGTTCACTGATACCAATGATATGCTTGAGCGTGATGATATGAAGTCATCAACCAAGAAGAGTTTCTTTCAAGATGATAGAAAAAAATATCATGAAGCCGATTGGACTAAACGTGATACAAATATGGAGCGTCTTGCTGAGGCACTGTATGAGTCCCTGGTTGGAAGAGTCGGTAAACGTAACTCTGAAAGTCCAGCCAAGAGATTGAATGTGAAGTCACTGGCAAGTGGGATCAATGATAATATTTATAGATCTAAACTACCTTTGGGTGGTAAACACTTACACCTGAATCTTATTCTTGATACAAGTGGATCTATGGGTGGATCTCACATTGAAGACGGAATTGATGTGATCAACTGTGTAAACAAGTTGGCAATGAGAGGTGTGATCGAAGGTAACTTGATGTTATCATGTAGTGGAGCATCTGCCATGATAAAATTACCTGTAAACCCTGAGCTGTTACCAACACTGAGTGCACATAATGGAGGTGAAGGCTTCAAACATACTATGGCACTTCGATGGAAAGAGTTACAGGCTGCTGATTATAATGTAGCGATCACAGATGGACAGTTGACTGATGGATATATAGATATGAAGCAAATGCATAAAGAGGGTATTGAGATCACCGGATTATATTCAATGCGTAGTGCTAAAGATAATAAGGCAAGTGTACTCAAATATAGTGGATCATTGAAACGATGGTTTACTAATAGTGCAGTACGAGCAAATGCAGAAGAGATGATCTATTATCTTATTGATAATGCGATCCTGTCTTATGATGCAAACCCAAGAATCTCAGCATGATGAAAACATATCACTATACAATATCAGACAGACTTGTTAAGATACTTATTGATGGTGAGATCAAGGTAATGGAAGAGTCATCCAAGCACGCACATGATGAGGTGTGTTTAGCTTGGCTGACAATTAATCCTGAATGGGATGACACTGCATTCTTTGGGTATGACAAAAAAGTTTTAGATAATGCAGGACGCATTCGTATTACACTTGGAGGTACATATGATAAACATACTAAACATAGTAGATATATGCCATCAAGAGTAATGCTTGAAGAGTCTGCTAAATCAGTAGGTGTTAATCCTGAGGATTGGAGAGTGTCTGATAGACCAATAGATATAAGTCGTGTTTCATGCATAGAATTATGGCGTGATGAATGCTGGGTAGAAGTACCGATAGGAGAATGGTAATGGACGTAAGAAAAGTAGTTGAAGGCTATCAATATTATGATGGCAAAAAAGAACACATGAAGTTGAGTGCATCACAGGTAAGTCGTGATGTACTTGAGCTTTACCTGGCTGCAACAGAAGACAGCCAAGAGGGACACTTTGGCAAAGGTAATATAGGATCTATATTCCATATGGGTATGGACTCAATGATGTCTGAGCAACTTGAGGTAAAAGGTGGATCCTGTGTAGTTGAAAAGCGTTTCAGTAGGATGCTGCCAAATGGATGGAAGATTGATGGTAAAATGGACATGGTAGCTTTTATGAAGCATGTTATCAATGATTGGAAAGGTATGAGTGCATCTGCATATACCAAATTTAAGTCAAACAAAAAGGATCACAGTATCAATATGCAGTTCGCTGTATATAATTGGCTGCTTGGAGGAGACTTTGCTGCAGAGGCACATTGCTTTATCACAGATTGGGATCCCTGTAATGATACGCACCCGGCAACGGCATATCAGCCAGTGACCTGTAATATCTATACGCCTGAGGAAATTGAGGCTTATATGATTGAGAAAACAGATCTCTTGGCTGGGTACTTAGCTGCTGCTAAGTTACCACCAAAATGTGAGAACGTAATGCCAAGACAGCTACGCAGTGGAGTCTATATAAACTCTAAATGTGAATATTATTGTAATCATTCACATGTATGTAAACGTAAGCGTGATGATACAGCCAAGAAACTAGGGCTGGATTGGGGACGTAAGTAATGGAAGCAATTAGAGTTATGTTAGGCATTATATTTATGATGTTGTTTATTGTGCTATTCGTAGGTCCTATGGCATATACCTTTATTGTGTGGGAACCTATTACGGGAAATGAAGATATGAGACTTGTCGGGCTTGGTTTTGTATCAGGTATTTTATCATTCCTATTGGTAAAAGATCTGTAATGGAGACAAATATTTATAGATGTACTGAGCCGTGTGATAACTGTCCATTTATAAATAGGGATGCGTTACATATCTCAGAGGAACGGCTCGATGAGATCAAGGCAGACTTGGATGCAGGTGGAAATTTTATTTGTCACAAGACTGCATATCCTGATGTCTTCAATGAAGAAGATATAGGTAGACGGATGTGTTATGGTGCTTGGAAGTATCTCAAAGATGCAGGTAAGCCAAACCAAATTATGCAAATAGCAGAAAGGCTAGGAACAGATGAGTGATAAATGTGGAATTAGAATGACCAAATGTTTTTGGTGTGGAGAAGCTGATGGTATAATGATACCTAAGCGACTTAGTAAATGGGATGATGGATATTGTCCACCTGTTGTTATATCATACGAGCCATGTAAAAAGTGTGAGGATGTATTCAAGACAGGCGTTCTCATTATGGAAGCTGAAAGCTCACCGTTCAATGAAAATCAACCTGAAATACAAAAAGGTGTATATCCCAGTGGTAATCATTGGGTTGTCAAAGAAGGTTCACTGGGTGAACACAAAGCAGGTGATAAAATGTTTGTTGACAAAAAAACTGCAGAAGAGATAGGACTCTATGGAGATAAGTGATACTGATATATTATCAATGGATGAATGTGAAGTAGATCTTCGTGTGCTTAATGCACCAAGGCTAAATATACGCAGCCAAGGAGTGACATTGAAAAGCATTAAATTAAAAAGTGTATGTGCAGGATATACTCTTGCAAGTCAATTATTTAAACACCAGGAGGAATTAAATGAAGCACGAAGAAATAATGAAAAAACTGTTGAAGAAACACAAGATTAAAAGTGGAGTAATTATTCACTGTACATACTCTTGTAGTGAACGTGTAGACTATTCTATTATAAGTGAAGGTCTTGGTCATGGAAGTTCTTCTTCTATAAGAACTACAACATATGATGAGTTAAAGAAGATAAAATGAAACTAAGAAAATATCAAAGTGAGGCTGTTGAATATGTAGAAGCATCTGCTGCCTTTGGTAGTACAAAGATTATCATTGATGCTCCTACAGGTAGTGGAAAGTCACTGATGATCAGTGAGTTATGTAAGAGGTTCAGTCATGAGCGTATTAATATTCTTGTGAATGTGAGTAAATTGGTTGGTCAGATATCTAAGCATCTTACGGAAGTTGGAGTTGATCACAGTATATTAAAGTCAGGTATGGAGGATGATTATGACGAGAGTAAAAGGGTACAAATATTCATGGAACAGACGTATGATAAACGGAAGGATAAAATATCAGCTAAAGCTGGGATTATTATACGTGACGAGCATCATATTGGTTTCACTGGTACTAGGTTCAATAGCATTGTGTCTGCAGTCCGTCCTAAACTAATAGTTGGGTTCAGTGCAACACCGTATGATTCATATGGTGTAGCACTACCCGGTTATGAGTTGGCTACATTTGCAGATATAAAGAAGCTTACTAAGGATGGGTATCTTATGGATGCACAGACTTTTGTTCCTAGATTTGGACAGCAGATAAATCTATCCAAGATAGGTAAGTCATCTGATTACAGTGAGTCTGAACTCGATGACCTGTTAAACAATGATGAGTATAATAGTAGTGTTGCTGATGAATATGTCGGATGGTTTGGTAGAAAAGCTATTTTGTTTGTTAGTGGAACACAACATGCAGAAGATATGACCAAGATGTTTCAAGACAAAGGCATTAAGGCTATGAAATTGCATTCTAAAATGACAAAAGTAGAACAGGCAACTGCAATGGATTCATTCCAGGGTAGAGCTGTATTCACTACGGATGTCTTGATCACAGTGTCTATGTTGACTACAGGATTTGATATGCCTGAGTGTTCTATGGTTATTAACTGTAGACCAACCAAGGTGAGATCCCTGTATGTTCAGATGATAGGTAGAGTATTGCGTCCACACTGGGGAGATCCATTGATGGAAGCAGTGATACTTGATTGTTGTCGTGCTACAACTGAACATGGACTATATGACGAACCCTTCACCATACATAAAGATAGGGTTAGTGCGAAGACCGAGCGTAAGCGAAGGTCTGAGCCAATTATAGACTATATCTCAGCCAAGCATAACAAGACAATCTCAATAACAATAGGACTACTTGCAAAAGAGTATAAAGATGTATTTAGAGATGATTCAACAAATGCAATGGTTTGGATATTTGAGAATGTAGATGATGTCAGAGATCTACTTGGTGCAACAGCAAATCTATATAGGAAATTCCATAAGATGACTGTAAAACAAAGCACAATAGATTGGGTAATGGAAGAGGTTGGACCTGCTATGAAATGGATGTCCTTAAACACGATACGTAATAGGCTTCGTAAGATGCTTATGGAGAAAAAGAAATTTGGTGGGATAAGAAGTTATCCTAAATGGTTTAAAGCAAATATTCTAGGAGGATATTAAGATGGAAAAAGTAGATACAAATAATGAAGAAGCTGTGCATTTTGCAGAGATGGATGAAGAGTATGAGAAACTGAGAGCACAAGCTGCTGAGGCAGAAGCTAAATATTTTGCACATAAAAATGTAGTTGATGATGCAACCAAGTCGATGAAGGAAGCAAAGTCAGAGATGGTTGCCTTGGCTGCTAAAGGAATTGAGTTCCCTCAATCTATAGTGGATCATAGAAAGCGTGCCGGTGCATATGACATGAAAGCTTTACAACGTGATCTTAAGTTGAATGATCAAGACTTACAAAAATGGAGAAAACCTGAGGTTGATATGGTATATATCGTGTTGAAGAAGTAGGCGAGAAAGTTATTTATTCTTACTATATTATAGTCTCAACGAGGGAAATATAGAAGGTATCAACTTTCTTTGTCGCTTACGCTAGAAAGTATACCGAAATTATTCCTGATTGTCAAGTAGTTATATAATAGGGAGTGTAAATAATAATCAGAATCAATATTGAAAGGATATAGATGACAAATTATAACACCAAGAAGAACTGGATATTAGCTGATCTTGATATCAATGAGACTATTGAAACAAGAGGTGATGCAGAGCAAATGTTTTGTGAATGGTTTCATTTGGGTCCAGTAACATTTACCAAGACGTTGAATAAAATGTATAGTGAAGGCTTACTTGATAGAAAATATATTTCTGTTGATGGAGCTTGGAGCTATGTATATAGATTGAAGGAGAAGAAAGATGGGTAATACATATACTGTAACATCAGGGTGTGGTACAAGTCTTGAGCATTATTATGGAACAGAATGGCTTGTTGTTGCTTTGTTTTATTTATATAAAATAAAAATAGATCATAACAAAGTTTATTGGAAAAAATTACAGATAAACTAAAGGAGAAAAAGTGAATAAAACAGTTAAAGAAATGTTAAAGGTCATTAACTTAACCGATCCAACCATTCATAATGATATAGCATTAAATGCAATTCATTATTCTATGGGCTTAGTATCCTCTGCAAGAGGTGTCAAGTTCAATATGTATGATACAGAATTACCTGTGAATTACTTTGGGTTGACCTTGGCTGGCTCAGGAGAAGGTAAAGATAGAAGTGTAGATATATCTAAACGTATACTTGCACCTTCTATTGCCCTATATCAGATAGAGTTAGAGAAACAGTTCGCTGCCTTTAACTCTAAATTGACAGCCAAGGATAAGCCTTTGATGTTGCCTATGTTTGAATTTGAACGTGCAACTGTTGAAGGTTTCTTGAGTCCAAGAGTTGATATTCAGACCGTAGGGTTTGGATGTACCAATCTTCGTATCCCTGAAATACAGGATATGTTGTCATCAAAGGATAGTCTTGAAATATTTAGTGAAGTGGTTAAAGCATGGGAATCAGGAGATACAGGTGGGAAGACTAATAGAGGTCATCCTATTGCTCCTACTACTGGTATCCCTGTTAATGTCCTTGTATATGGATCACCAAATGCAATCAAGACAAACAAACAGTCAAGTGAACACTTACTCAAGATGCTTACATCAGGTCTAGGTAGACGTGCATTCTTGGCTGTACCATCTAAGCATGAGGTGCAATCTTTACTAAAGGCATTGCCTGTACCAAGTGATCAGAGTAGAAAAGATGAAGCAAAGGCTCAAGCTGATGCTAAAGTCTTGTCTAAACTCATAGGTAGTGATGTTAAGAGTTTAATTATGGGTACAGTAAATGTGCTCAAAATGAGCGATGAAGCCCATAAAGCATACTCGGAATACAACTACGTATGTAAGACTGCGTTCGTGGATAATAACACGGTTTCTGATGGATTGGTGGCAGAAATGTTAGGACGAGCATGGAAGGCTATTAGATTAGCAGCTATGTATGCTTTTTATGATGGTCAAGATGAGATAACTGATCTAAATATGGAAGATGCTATTGAATATACTGAGAAGTGTGGACAAAATGTAAAAGATCTATACCATGTACCAAGCAACCAAGAGTTAATGTTGTCTTATCTTGGTATACAGGAAGGTCCTGTGACACGTCAGGCTATTATGAAAGAGGCACTTGATACAAGTACGGTTTCTGTGTTTAATGATACGTTGTCCTTGGCTGAGGAATTAGCTGATGAGCGTAATCAGATCATAGAGATAAGTGATGATAAGATTCCTAGATTTTCTTTAACGCAATTATCAAAGATTGAGTTATCGAAGATCACCTTATCTACAAGTAAGCGTATGGGTGAAGGTTGGAAGCCATTGACAGGTGAGTTTGAGGATTTAGGTTCCCTCGTAGCAAGCCCGGTATGGTATTCTGCAGGTACATTTAAAGATGGACTGAGATTGAATGATAATTATGAGCAGAAACAAGACGTTATGATTTTCGATATTGATGAAGATATGACGCTTGATACAGCCAAAGCATTCTTCTCAGATTTCAAGTGTATTATCGCTACAACCAAGTCACATCAGAAGGAAAAGCACCCTGGAACAGGAGACATTTGGGACAGATTTCGTATAATATTAGTACCCGACTCACGCATTGAGTTAGATCCCGAAACCTATTCTCGCTTTATGTTAAACGCCATGGATATGATGGGTATCCCTGCAGATAGAAAAGCTATTGATCCTGCAAGATTCTTCTTTGGATACGATGGAGCAGAGGTTTGGTACAGCCCAGGTGAGAAATTATTCCCTGTGAAGGCATGTATCCCTAGCACATCCAAGGCAGAGACAGTCCACAAACGACTTGAGAAGTTTGATACTGTAGAAGGTATTGAAAGATACTTTATTTCTAGCACTGATAAAGGTGACAGAAATAATAAGCTGTGGAGATATGCTTGTGTTCTTAAAAAGAATGATGGATATTCTGATGAAGAGATAGAGGAAAAGGTTATTGCACTCAATCAAAAGATTGCAGATCCATTGCCTGAACGAGAACTTCGAGTCACTGTACTTAGAAGTATAAGGAGAAAATGATGGATAGAAAAGAATTAAATAGCTTCTTTATGAAAGGAGCAGGGATCATTGCACCAATGAATTCTTGTATTGGATGTGACAAATCATATTGCTGTAAAGGGCAACGTGATATTGCTGTTACTGGTACATGGATTGAAGAAATCAAATCTATGATCACAACCAAGCAACGTGAGCGATTTGATACTATGAGAGATGATGGACTTATTGATTGTCCATTTAATAGAGAGGATGGTAAATGTGAGATCTATGATCATAGACCGTTTGTCTGTGCATCATATCATGTACTTGAAAGTCCTGAAAGATGTAACACTGACCTAGTAAAAGAAGAGATCTCAATGATTCATCCTGCAGCTACACTACAGTGTGCTATGGATTTAGGTAGAGCACCATTTACTGATCAGTTGAAAAAAGAGTTCGACTCAGGTAACTTTTCTATCTTGGATGCATTTAAGGACACAGAATGAGAACAGAAGAAGAAATACTAGCAGTTCTTGATGGAAAAAATAAAGCAGAATTGGATTTTTATTCACTTCCATATATAGATGGAGTAATTGATGCATTAAAATGGGCATTAAGTACAGATCATGATGAAGACATGGCGAAGGAGCTATTCACTGACTATATCGAAGATCAAGAGTAAGAGTCACAGCCCACGCATTAAGGCTCTAAAAGGATACGAAGCATAAGGAAATATTCCTACGCTTGTTGAAAGGAGTCACCGATGGTAGAAATCAAAGGTGCGAAAGACATCTCAACTGATGGAGTCAAGTGTTTGATTTACGGTACAGCAGGTACAGGTAAAACTACATTGGCATCTACGTTAGATCATAAGAGAACTCTCATTGTTTCATTTGAGTCAGGATTGTTATCTCTATTGGACGAACCAGGATGTGAAGACATACAGTATGTAGATGTTACTACTTTAAAAGAATTGAATGAAGTGTATGCAGAGTTGTGTAAACCAGCTATGCAAGCTAAGTTCGACAATATATTTATTGACTCTCTAAGTGAGATCAGTGAATTGGTGCTGGCAACAGTTAAGGCAGATCCTAAAGTTTATAAGGGAATGCAAGACAACATGAAATTATACATGATAACCCAAGAAGAGATGGTCAAGGTTGCCAAGGCATTTAGAGATCTCAAGGGTTACAATATATTTATGACAGCTCTTGGAGAACCTTATGTTAAAAACATGAAGGAGACAATGCGTCCATTGATGGTTGGTCAGAAGCTAGGTACAAAGATGTTGAGTCTATTTGACTTCATCTTTTATATGGCAGCAGAAGACGATGGCACACGTGTATTATTTACGCAGCCAAGTACAACCCATGAAGCAAAGAGTCGTAGCAGAAAGCTACCAAATAAAGAGGAAGCCAATCTTGGTAAGATCCTCAATAAAATACTAGGAGTATAGTATGAGTTTTTTTAAAATAGATAGTGAGTTAGTAGAAGCAGCAAATGTGATCAATGCAGAAGAGGCAAAGAGTTTTAGTACGCCAAGTGCACTCTATCCAATAGTGATCAATGTTGCATATGTAACAGAGAGTTCAACGTCAGAAGCAGTTGCAATGACTATTGAGTATTCAGCAGAGGGTTGGAAGTTCCCTAAGAGAGAAAGCATGTGGTTCCGTGGAGCAAATGGATCTGAGACACGTATGGCTAAAAAGCGTGATGGTACAGAGTACCCGGATGAGACATTTGGTCACAAGCAAATTGCAGGACTATGTGATGTTCTTGGTATTGATCGTACAAAACTTGAGACATCAGAAGGTATCATCGAAACAAAAGATGGTAACAAAACTGTTCAAGCGTTTGCAGAACTTGCAGGTAAAACCTTGGTTGTTGGTCTTCAAGAAACTCTTGAGGACAAATATGGTGATGAGTCTGAGTCAAGAAGTGTATCTCCTATTGTATGGGTTGGTAGAAGTGACACAGATGAAGAAGGTACTGTATTCCCTTGGGGTAGAAAACAGTCTGCAGAAAAATGTTTAGCTGCATTAGCTAAAAATCCTATTGTAGATAACCGTGAGTTGTCTAAGCCAGGTGCAGAAGGTGGAGGAGAAGAAGCTGCAGAAGCATTCTCTGCATTCGGTCAAAAGTAATGGCTTCGGTCAAAGACTCTAGCGAGGCTCAAGCTATGCTTGACCTCGCAGAAGAGTGTGGTGACTTTGAAGGCATGACATATCAAGAAGGTGTACTCGCAGCATTGCTGTGGGTATTAGGACATACAGATGAAGCTCCGTATAGCGAAGACGATAAGGAATAAGACATGAAAATAGTATTAAATAGAGAAGACATTGAAGAAGCAGTAGAAGCATACATCAAAGATAAGTATTTACCATATGGTGATACACGTGAGTTGAACATTGTTCAGGGATCTAAAGCATCTGCAGTTGTAACATTCGTGCAAGAGAACAAGTTACCTGGTCTTGATAAGGTAGAGACAGAAGATATAGAGGAAGATGATATTCCTCATACAACTGCTGCTACTGTAGCCAGTGATGAACCTGAACCCGAAAAAGCTCCATTTGACGATGAGCCTGAGCGTGAAGCACCACCTGAACCTAAGCCTATAGGAATGAAGGCTCCTACGTTTCCAAAGGCATAATTATGGAATGGACATACAAAGGTAAAGAAGTTACCAATCTTCCCCCTGGGAAGATTGGCTTCGTGTATGTCACTCATTATTCTGATGGTAGCTTTTATATAGGTAAGAAGTTAGCTAGAAGTGACAGAATTTCTCCTGTTTCTCTACACAAGAAACCAAGACCATATAAGATTGTCAAAAAATTAATTGTTCGTTCTCAAATGACAGGTAAAATTTTGACAAAGAAAAAAGAGATAGCTGCAGCAAAGAGACGTGGTGTTCCAGCGAAGATGGAGTCCTACTATATCGTACCAACTGAACATAAGTGGCGTGAGTATGAAGGTTCCTCTGATATCAAAGATGGATATACCTTGGTTGCAAAAGAGATCACTGCATGGTGCAATACTGAAAGAGCTATGACTTTTATAGAGACTGACCTTCAATTTCGTACAGGTTCCCTGTTTGATGTGAAGTGTCTTAATCGTAATATACTTGGGAAGTTTTATCCCAACGTACTCGATGGGGAGGATATTGATGGCAAAGACAGTTTACATTAAACTGATGAATAAAGATGAAGAAAAAGAACCGATACATGTGCCTGTAAAAGCAGGTCAATTAGTAACAAATAGGCATGGCTTTGTTGTGCCTATGCGTCCATACGAAGGTATGAGAACAATGAGTGTTGAGAAAATCGAAGAACGATTTGAGCAACCAAGGACATTGCGATGAAGATAATTAAACTTAATATTCATCCTAGAATGGGCTGGATGGGAGACATGTTTTTCGCAGGAAGAAACATTGTCAGTGGACGTGTTCCTGTTTTTGAGATAAGCAAAGTCTTTTATGATAAAGAGAAGTGTAGAGAGTATATCAAAGAACATAATATTCTTTTTGATAGACAACAAGAAGATTTATTGGCAGCAGAATAATCTGTGGAAGTCCAATACTGTCAGGATAAGCCGATTTAGTTACGGGCAGCAGTTTCTACGAGTGCAATATAATTGTAGTTATAGTTTGACGGTGGGTAAAGAGCCACGATGTATAGCTGTGTCACTCAGTCCGAGTGGCATATAATTTGACGCTGGAAAGACAGACTTGAACCTATTCTCGTAGGTAGGTTCTTGTGTGTGTTTAATATAATGGAGACAATGTGAAGAGTACAAAATATTTATACGGTATAGAAGCTTGTGTATTAGAGGACGCTCCTTACAAGATGGCTTTGAAGTATAAAGTAAAGATGGCGAAAAAGGTTATGAAATGGATGAGACTTCGAGTCAAATATATGACTAAAGACCATGAGCGATATGTAAAATTCAGGGACAGATACTTGGCTGCAGAAAAAGCTAAAGATTTTAATGAGGAATTATTGAATGAATTAAGAAATTGATGTTATAATGTTTTGTGGCTTTGACACCACGTCCCCTTTTAATTTTTTTATCCTAAAGAATCTCTGCCGAAGCCGTAAGGCTGAGGCACTTTTAAAATCTATCCCCATAATTCGGTTTACTTACTCTTTGACTTCCACCTATTTGATTCATACTCTCTATCTTTCTTAATAGATCATCTTCTTCGTTTGATTGATGAATAGCAAGACCTTGATCTTCATTTACAGCCAAGTATTCAAGTAGATTAGACACAAGCATCTCTAGGGAGTCAAGTCTATCATCATGCTTTAAGCATTTAGGCTCTCTCGTTATGTGAGTAAGTTGATATGTAAGTGAATAGACACCTTTGCCCTCACTGTCCTTCTCGATGACACGCTTATCCACAATGAGTCTATGTTGATTCATTATTGGTTCAAGAGTCTCAATGATCCTAATTTCTTTTTGTTTGATAGATCGAACCTCTTCTATCATTTGTCCAACCAAGAATGGTTTTAACATTTGTAAATAGGCACCATCCCCAAAGTTAGACTCGATGACCACAGTATTTACTCTGTACTTCTTGCATAAAGCGTCTATAGTTGTGAACGACTCATCATCATATCCACCCTTGATTCCACCGTTATCTAGTAAATATATTTTACCATTTAATAGACCACCGATAGAGTAACCGGTTTCATCTTCACCACGACCTGATGGATCTATTGACATCACTACATAAGAAAAGGGTGCCCTTTCCTCTGATACCCAGCCAGGTGGAACAAAGTAGTCCGTAGTAAATCCATTATGTTTAAGTGAGTAAACTTTATTTATAGAGGAGTAAACCATCTTGACCGGGTTGCTTGGTAGATCTCTATCTGAGCCATTATCAATGTCTGTAATAATCAGATCACGTAACTTGAGTGGGAACTTTGTCTCATCACTATCACTAGGATCCAAGTTATATTGCAACTGAAATGCTGAATTACCTATCTTGAGTTTTCTACTTTTGAGAACATCATCACCAAACCTGGCATCAACTGCTTGTCCAGCCAAGCTAGGATCTGCATCAATCCTGTCTTGGATGAATGGAGCAAGTCGTTTACCGTACTTGTGTTTCTTCTCCGGGTACTGAGAAGGTATGATCATAACTTTATATCCACCAGTTTCTATACCTAGATATATAGACTCCGTTGACTGATAAGTTCCGAGTATAATAACTTCACCCTGGTTTCCTGTTCCGTCTGAGATAAGAAGGTTGATCGCCTCGTTAAAGAAGTGCGTAATAGTTGCTCTAGCTTCAATGGTACGACTGTTAGTCGGTTGTTCGATATCGTCAGATACGATAATAGTAGCTCTAAATCCTGCAAGCCCAGTCCCAATTCCTGCTGCATATAGGTTAGGTGAATCTGACGGTTTCGATCCATTAATGTCAAAGTGGTCACTTGCTCTCCTTTGGTCTGAGCGTGGATATAGGTGCTTTAATAAAGGTATTGATTTCAACATTGATAACACGAAGTTTGTAAAGTTCTTTGAACGCTTACTTGATCCGGAGATTACAAGGATGTGCTCATTGTTGTTGCGAAGTAGTCTCCATATAACATATAGCTGAGAAAAAAGTGATTTACCTAATCCCCTTAATGCAAGTAGCATCTTGTCAGGATCTTTGGTATTACCAAGATACTCAGCGATCATTAACTGAGACTCACTTGGCTGAGGTAAACCCATCTGCTCAAACATATATATGGTGAACTTTGGAAATGAGTTTATGATCTCAGGAAGTTTGTATGTGAGAGAATCTTTAGGTGCCCACTCTTTTATGAGTGGGTTCATTAGGATGTTAAGATATTTATTCGATAGCATCTTTTATCCTTTCACCCATTCCCCCTTCTTTCTTTGGTGGAGTTATCACTTGGTTGTTCTTCAAATAAGTAACTGCCACATTAAGATCTCTAAGATCATCCAAGTCAGACTTAGTGGAAGTATCAAATATATCCAGCATTTTGTCCAAAACTTTTTCATCAAGCTTCTCTAGCTTTTCTCGTTTGTCCATTAATCTTTATCTCCTGTTGCAGATATACCTGCTCTTACTGCCCAATCATACCATATTAAATTGTTCATAGGAGTTATTGCTCGTACAATGTCTAGTCCCTCTTTCACAGAAGGATCACCGATAAATTGACTTGACTCTCTTGTGAGTTGTGCTATGTTCTGCAAGGCAGGTCCACCTACAAATTTGGAGACATCACTTGCACTTGATCCAAAGTTACCGGAAAGAATACCACCATCTAGGTCAGTAAATCCTCCGAGTTCCAATGCCATACCAGGTAAAGATCCATACGACTGTGTGATTGCAAGTCGTCTAAAGAACTTACCTGCATTTTCATTGTATGGCAAGATAGCCTTCTCACGTTCTTTTACTCCACCTGCAACCAAGAGTTCTTCCTGGATCATACCGATGGCACCAAGCAGTGCACCGGATGAGATCATCCCCACTGCAGCCATTGCTTTATTGTCATTAAGCCCAGCCAAGAGTAACTTGTCATAAGACATCATGGAGAAACTCATAAACTGTTTAGTCAGATCAACTATAGCAGAGGCATCACCATCTGTCATCCAGGCAGGTAGTCTCAGTGCCTCATGTCTTAGAACTACATCCCGACTCATACGCCCAATAGTTCTTTGTACTTTGATGGCTAATTCCTGATCTTTCCATGAAGCAAAATCGAAATCCTGAAACTTATCCTTGTCCCAGTTCTTCTCATCAAGTATCTTTTTTAGACCGATCATATCTTGTTCCGTCATACCCCAACGCTCAAGCGTATTAGATATGTTCTTTCCTGCAGCGAGGTTGTCAAATAAGCGTCCCATGAACGCTCTTGGTAAGATTACCTTGGTAAAGACTGTAACAGCCTCTAATCCCGATACTCTAAACATTGTTTCCTGTAGTCCTCTTGCTTTTTCAGATGCAACATTTTTCCAATTTGTATCATATCCTGATTTCAGCATTGTATCTACATCACTAACATCACCGATTGCAGATCTATTTGTGTTTTGATATATCTCTGCAGCATCAGAGAACCTAACTATGTCCCTAAAGTTCTGAGCCTCAGGTGTATTTGCTGTGATGTCTTTTACCTGGTACATCTCTTTGACCATTCTAGCTGCAGCAGGTATTTCTTTTGCTACGTTCTCGAACCCTAGCTTGGCTGCAGCTACACCCAACTCAGATAGTCCATACTTGGCAAATCCACCTGCATCAGTCAAATAGTTGAATGCCTTGATGTCACGTGCAATATTCTTGTATGCGATACCAGGATCAGATGGGATCTGTCTAGTTCCAAGTGCTGTCTCAAACATAGTCCGGAGAAGCTTTCTCTCCTCCCCCTTGATTCTTGGATCAAGATTATCCATGTACTTCTCAACATCTGATGTATTAAACATCTTGTTGGTAGACACTTCACCCTTCATCTTATAGTGGTACGCCTGTCTTACCTCAGCACCATTATTGTTAAGGTACTTAGAGATCTTGGTTGAGTCAAGAGATTGGCTTCTACGTCTTAATGCACTTGCTGTCTTTTTCTCTTTTGAGAATAGCATGTCAACCAAGTTCTCTGACTGTTGAAGTTTCTTAATAAGACTATCTGCTTGTAACCTTGCTGCTCTACGAATTGCTATACGCTCACCAACTTTGGTTATGGCATTTACATTTGCCTCAGCTTCAAGCTTTATAGCTCCGTCCTTTATCCAAGGATTGTCTACATTGCCTTTTCCAGCGATTGTCTGATCACTTCTAAAGTATTCGTCTTTGAACTGGATGTCACCCATTTCTCCTACTTGTCTATTGTGTTCCATTTCATGCAAGACTAGGAACTCAGTTGCTTCTTCATCAGACATTTTTTCTATAGACTTTTTGAAATCGACACCATATTCTTTTTTCATAAAGTCAGTTGTGTATCTCTTTTGCTCTGATACAAAGTTCTTGGATGTGGATGGAACTCTTTTGTCAAACTCTATGTGCTTCAATATCTTGGCTGCAGTAATGTCTGCTGCTAATATTATGCTTCCATCTTCTTTTCTGTACGCTAGTTTACCACTCATTTTTTCATCTACTGTGAAATCTAGTTTTTTATAATCACCTTTTGCTATGCTTCTTGGACCATACAATATTGCATCGGTAAAGTCATCTAATATTTGCTTTGGATCTGCAGTCATTATCATGTCTTTATCATACATACGATGACCATACATCTCAGGATCAAATGCACCTCTTGGATCTATACCTGCTATCTTTGCTTGATCTGCCATCTCCTTGGAGTATCTGTTGTTTGCATTAAGTACAGTCTGTATGCTCTTTGGTAATTTAGAAATATCTCCTGCAGGAGTCATGTCTCTAGCCATCTTGTCAAACTCTTGGTTCATAACGGTATCTACATAGTCTTGCTGTGCAGGTGTGATCTCAAGTTCTTCTGACTCTTTTGTGAGTGTGGTCTTCTTGTCACCCGACTCAGCCAAGATCTCTTTCTTGAATGTCATTGTATCAAATGGAGCTATCTCTTGCATATGCTTATCTACATACTCAATAGTTCCATCAGGTAAAGCTTCTGTCTCAAACAATTCTTTTTCAACTGATGTTTTTACTGATTCTACTTTAGCATCATCTTCAAATAGTGTATTTCTATTCTTCTCTTTTGAAAGTGAATATTGATATTCTGCTTCATATCTTGCTTTCTCTACATTGATCTCAAATTCTTTTAGTGTAGGAGTATCTTTTTTATCTACACCATTCACTCTATATTCTTCGATCATTTCTTTATACCCGATGGTCTTGTGCATGTCAGCATCACCGAGTGCACCGGATAGTGCATATTGAATATCAGATACATTCTCTCTTGCATGAAGGTTCACTCTGCCTTCTTTGTCTTTTACAGTAAATGTTTGAACATCATACTTGGTTGTCTCTACTGCAGCTAACTGTTTGGACAGGTGCCCGTCTGATGTAGGCTTAGACTCATATGCACCTTTTACTATACGAGATTGTGGAGATAGTGTAAACTTCATACCAAAGATCTTGTTTACTTTTTTTGCAATCCAACTTCCACCGATCTCAATTCTATCTGCAGAGGAGAAATCTTCTGTACGAACAACTACTTGTTCCTCATTCATTTCATCAACCCATTTACCTTCTTCCTCAAGGCTTGGCTTGTGAACTGAGTCTGCAGTCTCAGAGTCCTTTATGAATTTCCTCTTTACTGTAGATGTCTCAGTCCAATGCCCTATAAGATTACCTGTGGAACTTACTCCACCACCAAGCAATATACCAGTAGCAAATGCAATACCTACAGAGTTTGTGTCTTCCGTTGATGCTGCCTGGATGAGTGCTTCTGATGCAGCATTCTCAGTACCAGCCAAGAGAGCATCTGTTCCTGCAACTGACTTACGTGAGAAGTTTGCCATCTTTCTTGCTGCATTTACTCTACTGTATATTCCCATACCTACCCATAGAGTTGGATCAAATGGCATAGCCAGTGTTGAATATAATAGTGTTTCAACAATACCTGCTTTAGCCATTACTTCGTTTGCCTCAGTCATTGACTTTATTGCACCAACTTTCTTTTTCATTTGATAGAGAGATCCTTGGTTGAACACATCTTCTTTATAGTCTATGCCAACAGAATCAACCAATGCTTTTGCCTCAGGTGTTGTTCTATCAAAGTTTGGGTTTTCTCCATAATTATATAGACTAAATATAGAACCTTCTGTTGCTGCTCCTGCTAGACCTGGGATGAAAGTCTTTGCTGTTGCAGCTAACTTTGCTCCTGTAGTTGGAGTTGTGAATGCTTCTTGTGCTGCTTCTTCTCGGAGAGATCCTTGAAGAGAGTCTTGTGGATCACTCTCTTCAAGGTACATTGGTCCAAATTTTGCCATGTAAATCCTTTTATTTTGTGTTTCTAATTACTTTACCGAGAGATGTAGTTTTATACTTTCCAGGTGTAAATTGAAATCTTGTTTTTAATGATGGACTCTTATCGTCTTCAAGCACTACGTAATATTCATAGTCAAGTAGTGGCTTACCATTATCATCAAGTTTTCCTGTTGGTACTTTACCTTCACTCCTTGTGAACGTAGCACCATTATCCATTATGTGATCTCTATACTCAAGTGCTCTACTATGTGGTATTCCACTTGATGCAATGGTTTGAACAATAATACTTGCTATATCGTTTTTACTCTTTCCTTTAAATTCAGCTAACATTGTGCTGTCACTATAGTATGCTATATCTGTTCTAGCTGTGATAAGTTCTCCTGCAGCAAATCCTTCTCCAAATGTTGAAGTGTTAAGTGTTGCATATTTACCTAGGACTTCTCCGTGAACTGCCTTTAGCATTCTACTATTCCCAGCCAAGGTCAATGCTTGAGCTGTCATCATTATTTCTTCTCTGTCTTGCCACTGAACACCTGGGCTATCATTCCAGCTTGATATGAAGTCTTCAAGAGCATCATTGCTTTCAAGTTCTTCGGCTACCTCATCACTCATCTTTCTTCCTGTAAGCTGAGAAAGTTTAGTCATAAATAATAATTCACCATCTTGTTCAAATAGTTTTTCTTTTCCTTGTTGTGCAGCAACTTTAGAAAGTATTGCAAATGAATTATATTTAGTACGTGAAGCCATTCCTTCTTTACCGGGTTGCTCTGCCATTGATACCTTAACTCTGCTGTGACCAAGTACACCTGGATTGATCTTATATGCATCATAAAATGATGATGGTGTTTTTGTGTATGGAACAATCTTGTTTGCTACAAAATGATTTAATACTTGACTGTCTAACTTAAACCCATTCTCTCCATTTAGTAAGTCTGTAAATCTCTGCTTGGATGCATTGTCTCCCTCTGACATATTTCCATATAGGTTATCCATCTTTTTGTATTCACGTATAAGATACTCTTTCTTTTCTGTCCCATTCAATCTTCCAATGTCAACAGAGTATGTACCTATAGGTTTATTCCTAGATAGATCAATCTGATATTTTTCTGATTTTACATACTTATCAGCTTTTAACATAATTTCGTTTTTAAGTATTGGATCTTTTATTGCATCTATATTATCTTCAATCATAACAACTGTTTTTTCATCTATATTTTCAGATAATAAAACTACAGCCTGAGCATCTAATGGTTTTGTCTGTCCAGTGTTTTCTTTTATTACCATCTCGTTATATTTATTTACAATAGAGTCGCCTATAAGTCCATATCCTTCACCCTTCAACATGTCATCAAATTGAGGTATGATCTTACCCATTGCTTGATCTACTGTTGCTCCACCACCAATCTCAGCATCAAGCAGCTTGGAAATACCTTTATCAAACATACGTTGATTATATGCTTGATCAGATGTTCTTTGTGCTGCCAATACTGCCTTGATCTCTGTATCAGTAAAGTGTTCTTTATCTGCCATCTTGAGAAACATCTTATTAGAGTTTTCCATATAGTCTATCACACCTGAATAATCACCTGACTCTTTGGCTTTTGTCATCATGTATTTTTTATCAGATGTCATCTTGCCTTCAAGCGTCTTCACTGAATCACTTGTGACCTTCTCTTTAGATGAATCAAATGCAAGTGAGTTCTTTAACTCATTAAGTGCAGTCTTTGATGTATCAATAGGTGATTGCCCTGGTGCATAAGAATAGTTACCTGTCTGAACTTTGCCACCTTCAAACTTTGTTGACCAATGCTTGATATAGTTCTCCTTGGTTGGCTCCATACCACTTGGTAAATTAGCTGCGATCTTCTTTTTACGAACTGCAGACAGTGGCTTGTCAGATAATATCTCTTTAAAACCCTTCACACCTTGATTGTGAGCACCCCAAAGGTTGAACTCAGTAGTTGGTATGCCTGACTTGGATAAAGACGTAGCATTGTCTTCTGTGAACTTTGCGAACATCTTATCTTGGTTTTCAGGTTTCTTCCACTCTGAGTATTTTATACCTAATTTAGCAGCATACTCTTTTGCAGTGTCAGGCATAAATTGATATCTACCATATGCACCTGAGTCATTCTCTGCAGTGTATGATCCTTGAGATTCAAACTGTGATAATTTATCTGTGAAGTTTTTTGCTATACCACCGGAAATAGCTTGATCACTCTGTTCCATAACTCCCATAGCAGCAGTATTTCTTTTTAATACCTTTTCTATTCTAGCTTTTTCGCCTAAGTCTTTTGTCTCTTTTAGTCTTGCTCTTAGTGCAGTATTCTGTTCACCAAGATTTGCAATGCCTTTTTTATTGGCAGCCAAGGTAGCCTTTGTTGATGCTGCTGATATCTTTAATGTTTCATCTACTGCATCTTGCATGATAGGTGCTAGTGCTCTTGACAATATGTATTTAGCTTCTTGGTTTTTTGTGTTGAATTTAATAATACCGTCTTCTGTAACCTCAGCCAAGCCCATAAAGCTTTTACCTCTTAGCATGTCAGCACGCTGATTTGCATTAAGAGTAGGATCCTTGGTTGCATCTGTAACAAGATGTTTTGCTGTAGCTGTAGCAGCTTTAACTTCTACATCTGCATCACCGTTCTTGAGATATGGTGCAAGTCTAGTCTTCCACACAGCCAAGACAGTGCTTGCTGTATCAGACTCCATGTTGTTTGATATATTTAGGAAGTTATCGAAGTCACGACTAAGAACTGCTTTGTCTATATCTTCCTGTTCTTTCTCCCAAGTAGACATTGCATTTGTAGCCATCTTTCTTGCAGATGGGATATAAGTTTTATCATACTCCATTGCAGCATCACCAGTAAGCCCTGCAGCTATTCCTGATGTTGATGCGATAGATGATGAGAGTCTTTGTATTGCAGCGTTCCTATCGTCACCTGGCTTCATTGTCTTATTGATAAATGCGATCTCTTCGTTCATAGACATAAGATGATCAGATGCCATACGTTTTGCGATACCTGCACTGACTGCATGTTCTTGACGCATGATATTTGCTTTTGAACCCATGAGTGACTCAAAGTCATTTGTAGCATCTACTGTTGCACCTGCCTGTGCAGAGATCCTTGGTCTAAATGCCTGCTGAGTTTCCTCTTTAGTTCTATATACTTGACCTACTTCTTTTGTGCTTTCATCTATAGTCTTTGCCATTAAAATGCTCCTTCTTCAATACCACTCAACCAAGCATCCAATGTCATCCTACCTGTAGGATTTCCCTTAGGATCTTCACCCAAGAACAACTCTGTTCCTGCGTCCATCAGACCACTTTGTGTAAGTATGTTACCATATTTTACTATATCATTGAGCCATTGACCTGATTGTTCAGCCATAACTTTATCGTGTGATAAATAACCTTGTTTAACTGATGGTGCTATTCCTGCATATGTTTGTGCATAACCACGATCATAGGCTGCTGCTGCACCACTAGGAGTAAAGACAGTTGCTATCTTGGATGCAATGTTAGATCTCTTGTTCTTGGCTGACAGTCTTTCCATAGAAAGTCTTCTGCTGATATTGAGTTTGTCATTTGCTGCTCTACCTATAAGAACTGCGTTATCAAATTGTTCATTAGATCTTGCATCTCTTGTAGCTACCTCAGTAGTTCCACCCTCTGTACCTGTACCTGCTCCACCAGCAACCAAGCGAGCTTCTGCCTTCATTGCATCAATAGCATTGCGAGACATCATATTTCCCACAGTCTCATCAACTGCTTGTGTCTGCTCTGCAGCTATAGATTTTTGCATCAACAGTTCTTCATTTGAAGCATTCAGTTGTTTCTCTATAGAGTTTAGTTTTTGCTTCCCAGTCCAAATATAGTTTTCCATATTTACCTGAGCACCAAACTGTGCCTGGTTCTTAGCATCTTCTTGGATGAAGAAAGAAGCTTGTTCTCTCTCCTGATCTGCTATTGAATTTCTCCCATAGGCTTCAAGGTCAGCATCTATATCACTTCCAGTTTTCCATGCCTTAGCAACATCTGTGAACATACCAAAGCCACCTTGTGCTATACCAAACCCATCTGACAAATTCATGCTACTCTCCTTATGCTTCTAGTGTTGCTTCCATCTGAACATCAATCAATGCAAGAATGTTCGTGAGGTCAGTATTTTTAAGTTTAACTTTTTGACCGTCTGCTGTAAACCAGTTCTGACTCTTGTTTGCATTTCCTGTTGTCTTCATCAGTGCAACAGCAATTCTGTTCTGTGCTTCAAGTTTACCACTGAATTGATAATCTGTACCCTTAACCTTGTACGTTACAAGTATATCATTAATAGCAGCAGTGATGTTTGCTTCACCTTCTTTGAGTGCATTAGCTTCATCTTCTGCTTGAATCTTAGCTAAGTTACCAGTACCATCTTGGTTGTACCATCTAAAATAATCACCATTAGAATCTTTCTCAAAATTTACCAATGGATGCCAAGTATCATCTTTTTTCTTTTGGCTACTCATTAGGTAGCCATTACCATTTAGTTTACCATATCCTACCATTAGTCCTTACCTCCAAATACTTGTATTGATACAGCAGAAATATTCTCAGCTACCCCATTTTCATCTATTGTGGCTACATTAAATTTACCTACTGTATCGGCAAACGGATAATGTACTACAGCATTTAAATTACCTGCTCCGTTAATTGAATAGTTTACATTATCAAGGGCAACTGTAAGGTTAATTTCATAATTGCCTGGGTCTGTTCTAACTACATCATCTACGTTAAAGCTGTCTTTTATTGTGGGTGGTGTAGTGCTTCCATCAAACCTAACCCAAGCAGTACAGATATTCTTACCTGTATCTTCTATCTTATCTAGACCTGCTACGTCTACACCTTTACCTGCTGAGTTTTCAATTCTTGCTGTTGTTACCTGACTCATTTTATACCACCTCTCTTAGTTCAAACCACTTTAAGGTTTCAGATGCATTTACTTGATATGTGCTACCAGCAGGTATAATTCCAGTTACACATATACCAGTAGCACTGGTTGTTGCAGCTTTTGAATTTGTTGCTATTGTTAAACTGTCTACTATTAATAACAACCACTCAAGTGCCGTTGAATTGTCAGTATACACATTTATCATTATAGGTTTCTCTGTACTGTTTGTATATTCTGTAGAACCGGCTCTACTTGCTGTCATGTCTTGCCAAGTCTGACCTACACCAATACCACCTAAACCTTTCATATCTTCACCTGAGACAACTACGGGATTACCTAAGTCGTCATATAATGTTATTGAACTTGCCATTATTTCCACCTTCCAGTTACTACTGTTTTAAGATATCCGTCTTGGTCTGACTTAGATACACTACACATGAGCTTAAAGTTAGGGAAGTGAGTAAGAGCCGACTCTGTTGAGGTAGCTGTTCCAATCCATATATTAGCACCTGCTACAGTAAGCTTCATACCATAATTTAGTGTATCAGCATGAACTATTTCTAAAGGAAGTAGGGTTTGCCCTATGGCTGCTGTAGTATATAGTGAACCTGCTACAGTCGTTATGGAAAGACCAGCAACAGACTGTTCCTTACTAACTGACACATTTCCGTTAGCCCACTTAGTAAAAACACCTAAATCTGAACCACCTACTATACTACCATCACGTTTACATAATGATGCATAAGGGTTAGCTCCTATAATTCCTACAGCAGTTAAATCTGCTCCACTCAATACAACCAAGTCTGTGTCTGTATCAAAATTGTCTGAACCTTTTATTACACTAGGCATTATACTACGCTCCAATTCGCACCATCGGGTACTGTTACTGTAACTCCATCATCTATCTCGATTGGACCTGATGACATTGCATTTTTTCCTGCTGTGAGTGTATAATCTTCTGTGACATTTTGACTATTCTCATAGAATATATCATCTTGTCCACCACCTTTAGCACCTCCACCGATTGTTCCCCAATCAGTTCCGTTATGTCCTTCAAAGCCAGTATTGGTTGAATTAAATCTCATCATACCTTGAACTGGTGTACCATCTCTTTCAAGTGTAGTACCCACTGGCATCTTGGCTGAACCTGTAGCACCTGTTTTTTCAACGTATGTTCCTGCTGAGATTGGTGGACCTTCGGGACCAACTGGACCTTCGGGACCTACATCCCCTTGAGGACCAGTATTTCCTATAGGTCCTTGTGATCCTGTGTCACCAGTTAGACCAGTATCTCCAGTATTACCAGTTATACCAATATCACCTTGAATACCTTGATCTCCAACCAAGCCTTGAGGTCCTCTTACCTGACCTACATTTGCCCAAGTAGAAACACCATCAGCTACATATCCATCACCAAGTACACCGGGGACTGCTGCACCACCATCTGTGTCTGTTGCGATCCAAGTATCTCCCTTGGTTGTAGCTGGCTTCAATAGAATATTTGCAATAGTATCAGAACCAGTTATTGTTGCAGTCTCTCCAATATCACCCTTAGGTCCAGTAGGACCTACTGCACCAGTAGCACCAGTATCACCCTGTATACCTTGAGGACCTCTAATGAACCCAACGGTAAGCCACTTTGTTCCACCAGCAACTATACCGTGTCCTGGCTCAACTGTGGTACCATCACTGTCTGTACCTGTTGATGTTGAGATCCACATGTGTCCATCAATTACTGTCTTAGATAAAATATTGACTATCGTATCGGAACCTTGTACCTCAACACCTGCACCCGGATCACCTTGTGGTCCCTGTGGTCCAGTTACGTCAGTTCTATAGTAGTTATTTTCAAGCACAGCCAAGGCATCTGCTACAGTAGAAGACTGAATTAATCCTGACTTGGTTGTTAATGTGAACAGCTTTCCTGCAAGCTTTACACTTACAACTGATCCTATAGGCACATCATATATACCTACATCGGACTCATTTATAAATTCAAATATCGGTTGTTTGTTTGGCATTAAATATCTCCTACTATCATAATTGTAACTTCATCACCGTTATCCAGTGGTGTACCGAATGTGAATCCATCTGCATTGTAACTAAATTTTGTTCTACGTTGCATGACTCCATTAAGAAATACAATAAACGGTTTTGTTCCTATTGGTGCTGTGAATGTTGAGTCACCAAGTTCTGATGCTGGATACTCAATATAATGACTATCTAGCCTTGTATCATATTGTGTTGCTAGTGCATCTACATATTCCTTGGTTGCTACATCCAATGGAGTTGCTGGCACATATCCTGTTGACATCTGCTTTGATCCATCTTGCATAATGAATAGATCTTGTAGACCTTCACTAAACTCAGCCAAGTGAGCCTTTGTCATAAGGTATCCATCATTCAATGTTGCAAGTGGTTTATATGATCCTGAGTATTCAAACATTACACCTGATCGTAACCAAAAAGTACCATCAAATAATTTCTTTTCAAGATTATCTGTAATTAGTTTTGAAGCTTCAACCTTAACAAGTTCAGGATCAAGTGCGTACCAAAATGTATACGGTGTAACAATGTGTGCGTTTAAACTTTTATTGAAGATTGTTGTTTCATCTGTATATACATACCCGGCTAACTGTGTATCAACATTACCCTCTCTTGTTTGTATTCTAGTAAACTCAGCGTCAAGCTTATTTGAAACTGCTTGTCCTGAATCACCTTGTACTATCTCTCCTGGCTGCCACATATATTTTCCTTTATGCTAAATTGAAGCGTTGATTAACTCTTGCTTCTTGTATTATATCATGGATCCTAAATCCATAGTCTCTTTCCTCATCTGCATAACTTGAGATCACTACCCTAGTTGATGCATTTGAGCCACCTACCATGACAGGAACATCCTGTCCAAATAGGTTCGCCTTTTCAGCATTGTTCTGTGGAACTTCATCTCCATCAGTATTTGCTATTTCTGCAGAGTCAAAAGCTCCACCAACATCTCCTGACTCAATACTTCTATCGCTGTATATTGTACCACCAATATTCTGTGGTACTGTTATTCCTATTGTGTCAAAGGTAGTTCCGTCAGGAGTATTTCTACCATCAACATTTACTCTTTGCATTTCCTGCGTAAAGAAGTTAGATGCAAGTCCTATACCTTTGAACTTCTTGTTTGCCAATGGTCCTACTTCACGCACCCTTGATGTATCAAGATTTCGTATAAGTATTGTATGTAAAGAACTAGGATCAGTCTTTAGGTTTATAGTTTTTAACATAGTGCTTGCAGAAGAGTATCTCTTGGATGCTCTGTCCTTGAATATAAACTCACCCAAGTCAATATATGCTCTATTCACATAGTGACCAAAATCTTTATAGTCAGATAACAGTGTGATCGTGTCATCAAAGATTGAACCCTTGATCTCATAGTCGTTTGTTACTGACTCAAGAAACGGTGGTCTAAGAGCTTGCTTTGCAAATCTTCTTTGTGTCTGAATGCTTTGCAAGTAAGCAACTTCCGTCATGTTCCAATTCATCTCTGTCATGTCCCATGGCAAATTCATATCCCATGTTCCATCACCTATAGTATATAAAGTTTGATCTGCACCAAATTCATGATCTATATCAAGGTAAAGGATACCTCTTGCTGCTGTCACTTGAAGTACACTACCTCTATAGTTCCACTTGAACCATGCAGACTGAACTCTTTGATTACCACTGTCAGAGAATTTGTATCCATAAACGATACGTCTTGGAGTGATTATTCCTTCTGTTGCTTCTGTTCCATATGCACTGTTGAGATATGCATCACCTGTAAGGATGTCACCAAATACAGGCACTCCCTGTAATCCATGAAGTGTCTCTCTGTGATCTGATGCAATGATAAAGATCATGTCATCTTCGTTACTCGCAGCCAAGCAAACAGCGTCTTTCATAATATAACCAGGTACATGAGCAGTAAGTGCTGTTGCCTCTGCTATTCCATACGATTGGTTATACACATATTCATATACAATAGTTGACTTGTCTGTACCACCAACCATGATGATCTTGTTATCAGATACTATAGGTTCAATATCGAGATCAAGTATATAGTGAGATACCTCATTCACCTTGACTGACTTAGGACCAAATACTGCTCCACCGTCCATAACGAATTGTACGTTATCAGCAAAGATAAATATCTTGTCTTGGTTCATTACTGTATGTCTCAATGCAGTAGATGAATTTGTCGATACAATGAAGTCAATAGGATCAGAGTCAAGCGTTGTTATCGCTGTACTTCTCCACAGATTACTATGGTTCCCTGATTCTGTCATAGATATACCACTATCAGACAAGAAGCCTAGTCTATTTCTGTAGAAGAATATATCACGAATAGGTCTATCATTTAAGAAGCCCGGTCCTTCATTGGTAATAGCATCACCCATAGCTCTGTCATCCCAGTCTCTACCTGCAATGTCCACAGATGCTATTGAACCTGACTCATAAAACGTAACCTTCATTTCTATTGGCATAGTGCTATTGTCTATAGCTACAGCATCATCTTCTTGTGTCTCTTCCCACACTGATCCTGACCATCTAACCCAGTAAGCAACATCTTCTTCTGCTGTTTCCTGCTTGACTCTAAACTTTAGAAATTTCCATATGTCATATACCTTGGCTGGTAACAACTCTGTACCTGGTATGTCTCTATAAAATAATGATATTGCATTGTTACCAAAAGAGTCTGTAGTGGATACATCTTCTCCATTAGTCTCAATAACAAACATACTTCCATATTCATGTACCACATATCCTGCAGATCTTATTTTTGATACAAGTTCAGCAGTTGCATCCTCTGTATTGGTAGGACCTTTTATATCCTGATTAATCCATGCATCCAGCTTGTCTTGCGCTGACTCTAATCTGTTTCTTCTATCTCTATCTCTATATAACTGAGTTAAAGCTGCTTCTCTTGCATCCTTGGCTGCAGTATACGCATTTGCCTGTGCTATATCTCCTGCAGTCATCCAAGCTTCTCCATACCAAAGACCTGCAGTCCAACCTGCACCACTTAAATAAACTGGCGTATCATTCCATACTGGCGTAAATCTATCACTATCCCATCTCACTGATCTAGGTGATATTGTTGGACGTATTGGAGCAGGATAAGTTACCTCATATGACACTGCACCAATATCACTACTTGGCTGTGCATAAGACTTAGAGTCAATTCCTCTATCTTTTTGATCTGTCTTATAGTTTGTACCATTTATTGTTACTGTATAGTCTATACCCAATGCTGCATCTGCGTGTTTAACCCATAATAGTGCATACTGATCTGCACCAAGCCCTATCTTTGTACTGAATGGTGTAGTTAATGGTATCACTGTATCATTTGATATAAGGGTAGTATTCTTGATCGTTGTAGTTGCAAACTGTGTTCTTTTATATCCACCTATGTTTGATGCAAGATATTGTGATGCAGTGCTACTTATAGTTATCCCGTCACCGACTCTCAATACTTTATAGAATGGCTCAAGCTGAACTATCTCAGGGATACCACTGTTTATGTTCAACTGATAAACTGACTTTCCATCAATGATCATCTTGGTATACGAGTCACTATCTGATGTGGACATAACAGGTAATGTACCTACTGATCCATCAGGTTGCTGTAGTGGCTCTCTTCTTACTGCACCATACTCTATTGAAGGATATACGTTATACATCTCCTCAACTTGGTTGGTACCACGCATACTTGCAGGCTGTTGAGATACACCGTTATATAAAGATCCGTGTGAATTAGCAACCAAGTTACCCATTATCTGCTCACTTCCTGACCTGCAGTTGAGGTCAACATGTTATATTTACCTGAGCGTATTTCATCTCTACGTGCATCAGCATACTTGGTCATGATATCTTGCTCTGTATATACTTTCTTGGCACTATCACCAACCATGAGTTTTTGATATCTATCAACTGCTACTGCACCAACATACTGAGTGAGTGAAAAGTGCATCTCATTCCATAGTTCGATGATCACCTCATCAAGTACGATCTCTGTATTTGGCTCACCTAGCACAGTACCGTCATTTGATAGTTCAAGGTTTCTTGTTCTTAAAACTCCTTGCTGATTAACAAACAGATTATCTGCTTGACCTACAACAGAGAATACATAACTACAGCCAAGTGGCATACCTTCCGTAACACCAAAGGTATATTTACCTTCACTATCAAGAGTGATCGTTAAAGAATTAAGTGTGTTGAACTCCCAGCCAAGTGCTTGAGTGTTATATACTGCATCAGTGAATATACGAAGTGCGTGCTGACCTTCCATAGTGTCATTGATATTGTCATTATAATCTATACCTGGGTGATCTATTGCAAGAAGCATATCGTTAAGAACAGAGAATCTCCATCTTGCTGATGGTGTTTGCCCTACTGCATTTGAAAAGTTTGGGACTGTGGTGTTTTGACCGTAAGCCATGGAGCCTCCTTATTAAGACATAGACGAGCACTTCCCAAAGGAAGTGTTCTACTATACCTTATACATCAAGGATAGATACTGCAGATTCAGGTCTAAGTACACCTGATCCGATAGCGTAGTACGCAGTCATAAGAGTTGAATCAAGGAAATCAATTTGATCTTCTTGGTTGGTTTTAAGACCAATCAATTCAAGAACTCCTGCACAATCCATAGTAAAGACCATACCTCTAAGTTTAGCAGTAGTAGAACCACCTAGTGAACCTTTAAGGTTATTAGATGAAACAATTCTAACACCAGCAACTTGCATTACTGTACCTGTGTCATAACCACCGTTACCTGATGTATAGTCAGCATTTACTGCTTGACCTGATTGTACCAAGTATCCGTAATCTTGTGGAGATACAACTGCTACAGCTTCGCCATAGTCATCATTCTCTTCAAGTACAGCTTTAGCAGCAAAAATTGCTTCTGCTAGTTGATCACCAAGTTCCATTGCAGTTGGAGTTGTCAATGTTGCCAAGACAATGTTTGCATTTGGTCCAGGGTTTCCTGCAAGTGGTAAGTCAGGTGTTATACCTTGTGATGCAGCAAATACTGTATCAGCAATTTTGATATCCACTTTGTATGAGAGTGTTTCACCCATCATAGTAGTAATAGGACTACGAACATCGTAGTGAGCTACTCTTTCTTCGAACTGATCAATACGTTTAGCCGTGTAAACTGGTCTTTCAAGAACGATTGTTCTTTCATCCAAGTCTGCATCAGAGATATCAATTTGAGTCCCTCTTGCGTATGTATCTGTATCAGATCCATCTGTTTTGCCACCGATAATGAATTGTCCTGACTTACCTGTTTGGATTGTCTGAACCATTACTAATGACATAAATACGTTACGTCTATTAAACGCTTCGAGTGTTTCGATATAAATATCTCTTGAGAGGTCGTTTGTTGTTGTTGCACCGTCTAAGATCGGTGCTGCTCCTGTGTATGCCATAGGATGCTCCTTGTTTGTGTTTTTTAATTATGAGTTGTCTGTTTTCCTGACAAATTAAAATACTCAAACAAATCGACTTCCTATACAGGGTTAGAGGAATGTTGCGTAAATGCTTATCTCGCCAGGTAGTACCTAACAAGACTCAATAAGAAACTATATCACAGTTTTCTTTAAATAACAAGCTCTACATGAGGAAGGTCATGGAAATTTTGATCAGTGAAGGTTTCATCACCATCCCAATCCATTCCAAGACGGATATCATGAGTGATCTTTCCCTTTGCCTTTAAGCGTATAGCTATCACCTTGAGCATACCCATCATCATATAGAAGCGTCTGCTGTCAAGCTCATTACCGGAGAAGGCATTGGTACCTTTTTTATAGGGCATTATATCAGCAGCCAAGCTTGGGTAGCTTTGATGCTTTGACTTTCTTGTTACTCCATTGAGAGTAGACTTACCTTCACGATAATACTTTTTCTGTGTCTCAAGTGATCTATGTCCTTCTATAATAGAGAAGTCATATACCTTGATAAGCTCATCCATTATGACTTGCAGATCTTCATGCAGTTCATTTAGGTTTCCTATACTTCTTGTTCCAAATCTATACATTATAAAAATCCTTTTATGTAAGTTGCTAATCTCATAAATCTACGATAGTCCCTGGCTGTGCATTTCTTGCGAGTGCTGCCATGAAACTTATTATGATACATACTATGACACTTGCCACATAAACATACACCATTTATCTTCTCGAACCGTAGCAGAGGAAAGAAGGTAGCATGATTGAGGTGATGAGCATGTCGCTTATCTCTACTGCCACACAACTGACATACCTTGTCTCTACGGATCACAGCTACACGCCACTTCCTATACTTGGTTGTATTTCTCCAACTCATCTGATCCACCTGGTATAGAATTTGACTCCACTGACTATAGACTTACGTTTCCACATAGGTACCTTGGATGCAATCAATATCTCTTCGAGATAATTATCAGCCAAGATATAGTCTCTCCTATCACAGAGATAATCGTGTACTACGACACCAGGGAAAACAATAGGATCATTTGGAGGGATAAGTCGCCATAACATGCGTGGAATATTGGCACCATTTGTATAGTACCCTATAGGGATAATAAGCTCTTTATATTTTATGTCCTTAACTACAACCCAACCATTCCTGGTTGGATGTACGTGAACATCTTCATACTTGAGATCTTCACTCATAGCTAGATGGTCTGCACCGTAGCGATATAACTTATGTCCATGGTGTCCAATGCTTCTTCAACTTCTTCAACAGTACAAGCCCTTGAGTCATTAGCATCCAGCACAACTAAACATTCACCGTCACTATTGAGAACAACAGTACCACTACCAGTATTCACAGTGACATCTCCATCACCCTCATTTGATACATTGACGGTTGTATTTGTGTTTGCATCAGTATCGCCTTCATAATCACCACATGCCGATAGCATGAACACAGCCAAGATAGCCATCATTAAAAATATAATCTTTTTCACTTGTTGTCCTTTGTCGCTTTATCGACATAATTATCATCTGCCTGCTTAGGCTCATCCATTACTTTACCAGCCAAGTATTTAGCTGCCCATTGTACTCCAAGTCCAGCCAACATTTTTAGTGTTGGCATACCGATTAGTGCGTAAAACATTATTTCTCCTTCAAGATATGTTCATGTATATGTTTGTTATCTGACTCAACCTTTGACACACGTTCAAGTACATGAGTCTTGGTCATATATATAGAGTCTATGTCAGCCTGTGTTACTTCAAAGAATCTCCATGCAATACCAACAGATATACTTATGGCAAGAATAAACCTACCATAAGAAGCCTTTGCCATTGATGACCTAGCCTCTGTAATAGATTTATTTAACTCTTCTTTTTGCAAGTGCATCTTTTCAGACATAACATTTATTCTTGAATATATATCAAGAATGTTGACAGTATGCTCACCAACAGAATCAGCAATACTGATCATTACCTTACCATTCTTTAGTAATTCCTTCATTTGGTCTGACTGTATCTCTTGTACCACAGTCAAACGCTCAAGAATGAGTTCCATCTTACCTATTCTCTCTTCGGAAGGAGGCATGATTAGATCTTTCTATCGAAGATAATGTCCATACGATGTATAGTTAAAATATCTCCTGCATTCTCTTTTCTTGATTGAACAATAAGCTCAAACACTCCACCTGCATGTTCTTGAACAAAAGTATAATTTTTAACGATTTGGTCGTTTACATCTTTTGGCTCAAGTCTTACTTCTGACCATACCGTTCCACCATCTATACTAAATCTAAAGTACGCAGCAGTAGTGACAGAGTTCAAATTGAATATCATTGATTGTGTTACCTGATATTTTCCAGCATCTCTAGCTGGTGTAGTCAGCCTTGCAACCTCTTCATATGCATCATCTGTAACAGTAATTCCCGTTTCGACTGCATTATCGTAAGTCATGTAATTTGCATAACCTCTCATCTTATTCTCCTTCGCATAGCTTTACGCCATTATTATCTGTAAGTAGTTGACCATTTGGATCGGTCAAACCACACCCTGCTCTCTGTCTGTATCTACGCCACTTGGCTGGACCAAGCCTTGCTCCACTTGGTCTTCTTCTTTTAAATGCCATCATTATCTCCTAAATACTACGCTATCAGGAGTAACAGCTTTACGTGCTTCATACTGTGCTCTTGCAGCTTTATCTGTTTTACCACTTGGGCTTCTCAAGTAACCAGCATCTTTCAGCATCTCTGCTTGGCTGCCATATGGTTTAACACTTGATTGGTTGTTCACTCTACCTTCAATTCTCTTTGTACCTGGTGCAGCATTGGGATCTATCTTGGATGCTTGCCATTCTGCATGAAGACCTTTGATCGCATACTCCGATGCTTCTCCACCCAAGTCAGTATTGAATGCTTTCTTTTGTGCATCACTCATATGTGGACTCATATCAGTCATCATCTCTGCATATGTAGCTTCTCCACCAACTAAGCCATAGGCTTTAGTCATATTATCACGAAGCTCAATAGCGCCAAGCTTAAGGTCACGAATATCAATATTAAGCTTTTTCGCTTTTGTCTCCATTTCTGCAGTAAGCTCCATACCGTTACGCATAAACTCAGGTACCATTGAGAGGATCTCTGCTCCGGTAGCTTCTGCTGCTGCTGCAGCGTTGGCTGCATTTGTGTTTCTGCCTTTTTCAGCATTCGCCTCTTTAACAAACTCTTGTGCATTCTTCCATGACTTTGCAAGCTCATATGGATCCTCCTTAAAATCATCGGGTAAGAACCCATCTTGTTTAGCTCTCTCCCATGGAGTAGCCTGATCTGATGGATTATCTGATGGTAATCCTGTTCCACCTTCACCTGGTGCCGGTGCATCAGCAGGAGGCGTTACTGCTGCTGGATCTCCTGCTGGTGGTGTTGCTGGCGTATCGCCTACGTTTCCTGCGTGTGTTGCTCCCATTATTTAGCTCCTTTTTTAATTGCACCTAGTTTCTGTGCAGAGATACCATGCTTCTCAGTGATCTCTTTATTCTCCATGCCTGCAGCTACATCATTTAATACTGCATCAGTATCAAGATCTTTACCAGGGATACCAGGTAGATCCTTCTCCACGATCTGTTTAGGCATCATGCCTTTAATCACATTAAGTACCTGTCCTGATACTTTAAACTTAGCCATGATCTCTGCATCAGAAAGACCATTATGTAATGCCTGCAGGATATCCTCATGTGGAACCTCAGGTTCATCACCAAGGATCTCTGCTTCTGTAGCCTCAACCAAGGTAGGATCATAGTCAGGCTGATAGCCCATATCAAGGATTGCTTGTGCTCTCACCTTGTCTCCTGCTGCTTGTGCTTTTCTTAGATCATCGTATTGTGCTACGCTCATTTTTGTCATACTCATGTTACTTCCTTATTGTGGTTGTGGTTGTCCAGCCATGTTACCGGCACCTACTTTTCCAAGCTCGTCTGCTCCTGCAGCTAACGCTTGGTCTTCCATAGCTTGTGTTCTTGCTTTGGCTCTTGCCTCATCTACTTCCTCTTGGGTGTTTATAATGCCAGTGACATCAATACCTTCAAGTGCAGCATACTTCAATGCAAGTGCTTCTTTGTTGAGGTACTCTTCCATACCCATATTCATTAATCTTCCTACATAGTTATCAAGACTTGTAGCTTCTTGACTTCTACCAAGTGCATCAAGCCCGGTAATGATCTCAGGTTCTACAGCATCAAACTTGATACTGAGTTCCTGCATGATCATACGAACTATCCACTTACTCCACTTGGTTGCCATCATAGAGTAGATACCTGACATAGAAGACTCTTCAAGCTCCTTAGCCATGAACATGATCTCAGCTTTGGTCACACGTTCAGCATCTCTTGATGCAGACTCATTCATAAGGAATGCTGCAGACAGTTCACGCTTGAGGTTAGCTTCACGCTCCATAGGAACTTGGAAGTCATAATTCTTACCAAGCTGAAATGCTGTTACATCATCTGCAGAACCATCTACTACATCGCCATTCTTTGAATTAGCTACATCTTTTGTGCGTGTTCTTCCACCACGCTGATCACAAAATAACAATGACTTAGATGCAATAACTGCACCATCTGTAAGTACAGATGCAAGCTTATCAAGCTGACTCATATCATTGTAATAGTCTTCAACATATGGACGGTGCATATCTTCACCTGGCATCCAAGTCCAACCTAGATACTGGTATGGAAGAGTGTCTCTCTTATACTTCTGTTCATCACCTACTTTGTCTTCACCAATAGATTGAACTACGGTCCATCCGTCACCTTCTTCATCAGAATAAATAAATGTGTATAACTCATATTCATCTTGTACTTCATCTGCAGTAATTCCTTCGGGTAATCTCTTTAGGTTCTCAACGAAACACATAGCGAGTGCTTCACCTTGGTTGTCTAAATCAACAGCGATAGTCTTTAGTGGGTGTAGGACAACTCCCTTTTTCTCTTTCTTCTCAACAATAAGTGATCCTACAACCATCATGTTTGCAATAAGCATAAATAGTGACTCACGAATTGCTTGTCTTTCTATCTCGGTATTTATTAGTAGGGTTTTTTGTGATAGACCTTTGTGTATATCGGTCATTGCTTTTTTGTTGTCAGATCCAACGATCTTCTCAAAGGCTTCCTGATTAGGAACAAACCTGAATGAAGACATACTGGCAGGCAGAAGTGCCATACCCATCTTCGATTTTAGTGTATTGACCAAACGTCCACAGTATGACTGTGAAGTTTCATCATCCATCTCTGTACCTTTTGTTGATCCGTCTTTACGCATCAGGTATGGTAGTGTTATAGCTGCAAACTTCTCAGCTCTTGTCTCATAATCTTTTCGATCAGTCTTGTGTTCATCATAAAACTCTTTTGGATTCATCTCTTCATATGCCATCTATATCTCCTTACACATCAAATGTCAGTGGTGTATTAAGACCAGTGGATTCACCCGTAGATACAAGACCTGTATCTTCGGCTATCTTAGGTACCAAGAATGAACTCGCAGTATCATCACCTGCAAGACCTAGCCCAGCTTTGAACTTGGCTGCGTATTCAACATCAGGACTCTCTGCTCGTAAAAGACGTTCCTCATCACGTGCCCTCTTCTCTGCCTCAGCAGATCTTTCCATGGAACCCATCTGACCTTCAAATGCTTCTGCACTTCCTGCCTCTTTTTGAGCAGCTTGTGCTTTTGCACGCTCTCTGTCAGCCAAGGTCTTGGCTTCACCAAGTTCCTGTGACTCAGCTCTGCTTGCTGCATCTATCTTCATCTTCGACTCAGCAGCGTCTTCTGCTTTGCCTTGTGCGTATACTGCTGTTCCTGCACCTATACCTGCTGCCAATATCGGCAAATACGGTATAACTGCAGCCAGTGGTGCGTTATGTGTACGCAGCAACTTTCCTAAATTCATCATGGCTTCATTCCTTTGTTGATCTGAATGCCTTTTAACTCATCACCGAACATATATAGATTGTCGTTCAGATAACCGTTATACCTCTTTGCTGCCTTCTCTACTAAATCAAAGTTCTGATTCATCGGTATAATGATATTATTATTATGCTTTATATAATATTTTATTCTTTCCCAAAGAGTCTTAGGAAACATATTGCCGGGTGAAGTAGGAAACAGCCACTTGACTCCATCAGGAGCAACCACTATTCCCATAACCCAGCGTTCACCTTCTTCGATGATCTCAGCCTCTCTCTCTATATAAGCAATGTCATGCTCAGTCCATCCATGTGCCATATAAAACTTCTTACCTTTATCGCTTACCTTTGGCATTCTTCACCTCAGTCTTGATTTCATTTATAATTGATCGTACTCCTGCAGCTTTACCTTGGTTGAATGGTGTAACTTCTACAAGTGGTGTGTGATCCGGGTATCTACCTTCTAAGAGTTCGAGCAACTCTAATACTTCATCCATCATTTCTCCTTTTCGTGAACTTATGATACCATAATATATGAGTTTAAAAACATCACTTAGAAGAAACCGTAATGGTGAACGTAATATAATAGTACCCAACAGACTCGATACAATCGAGTTCATGCAGCCAAGGGAGAGAGTACGCAAGGTTATTGGAGATCTTGACAGTCAGGTAATGAATGCCTTCTTCAACCCACCCAACCGTGGTAAGTTCTATAAACACTACATACGAATGCCTACCTTATATAACAATGAAGTCATAGACATGTCTCTACGTGGCAGACAATCTGTCTTTGCCTACCTGATCAACCACCATCTCTGTGGTAAACTTGCCTACATGTTAGAACATCCCAACATGTACGGTGAGTTCAAGGACTTCAAACGTGCCTGGGTATCCAATGCCCTCTATGCTATGCGTAACACCATACTCAAACAGATGTATCTACGTGGTGAGATTGGCACTACTCGCAGTAATTCCATTAATGCCATCATAGCCTTACCCTATCACAAGCCTCTTGACTACTATTCAGGTGGACTCTTGGCTGATAAGTTGTTTGATATATGCTATGAACGAAGTATGTATCTATTGTCTATACGATAAGTATAGCTTATAGGGTTCAATTTTTGGGATACATACGTAATGCACTATCCCCATCATAAGTAATTAGTGTTTCCCCCATGGCAGTTAATAGAAGCTAGTAATATAAGGCTTGGTTGTGGTGTAAGATCTAGTTTATTCCCTGTGTGTGTGGGGTAAACGCAGGTCAATATAATTAGATAACACACAGACAAACTATCAAGTCAAGAGCACTTTTGGGTATGCATGTCATTGTAGACGCTATCCAAGTCATACAGGCAGAGTGTGTCATCAGTCCATGCCTCTCAACCGTGCAAGTATACTATGTTGCAAAGTTGTCTATTGCCAGTCCTTCCACTACAAGGGCGTGAGTATGTTCGAAGCACATGCAGTCAACCCATTCTTCGGGCGTTGACTTGTGCAGTGAGTATCCATTAGGATTTTTTGACCAGTAATAGTATGACACAGCCACTTCGTTAAACCTGAGTAACACATAATACAAGTAGTATGTGTTCCTAAGGTTTGCTGTGTCCTAAGATTCCTGTTTTAAAAAATTAACCTAAAGGATACACAATGAACAAGACAACTAAGAAATGGGCTAACAGCACGCACTACGAACAAGCACACGCTTACCTTGTAGAGAAAGAACTACCAACAGACAACGAACATGTATACTCACAGCTTCTTGAGAGTCAAGGACTGACGACAAACTTGCTCGACTGTAAGAAATGGATAGCATCACACAATGTCATCCTCGACACAAAAGGTTTCACTCTCGCCTAGAGAGTGTGACCGTGTGTCACCTAATTATAAACTTTGACTGCTATCCATAAAGTTCGGGTGTTCATAAACTATTGGGTGTGTATGGTGGTGGTGGGTGGTGGTGGGACGGGTTGGTAAAAAATTGCCACAGCATGTATGGTCTTGATCTAGGTCAAGGATGTTGTTCTGTTGCTGATGTTATATTGGTGTGGTGGTTGTTCGCTTTGATGTTGACTTGCTTGTTAATGCATGATATGTGTATGAAGTGAGATTGATTGTTGATTTGAGTTGATCCTGTATGTTACGAAATTTCGATATGAACAAGTTAAGCATGATGTAACTTACGCTAGTCTGACGCTGTAAAACTCAAGCCCTTCGGGTTTTTGGCTCGTTCCTCACCAAAAAACTTTTCCATCCTCAGACTATCCTAAGCAGATCATGCTTAAGAACTTCATATCAAAATTTAGTAACAAAAAGGATTTGTAGTGTATGTAAGTATTGAAGAAGTTAAGTTGAATTTATTGAATGTAATTGATTGTGAAGTAATGCATGATTATATTGTATGTTTGGATGAAGATGGATCGTATTGGGCAACCAAGCAATATCAGCCTAAGTTTGATGATGTAAAGAGTGTACCATTTGCACCAGCAGCCAAGTGGATGACTGATAGATTTGCTAGATTGCTTGGTAAAGGTCATGGGGATGTGAATGATCAGCTTGAAGATGCACGTATTAAAGATTTGGCTACTGTATCATTGGAAGAGACTAGATGGACTGATCATGACTTCTTTGGTAGTAAGGATGCTATGATGAATGAAGTTATGCCGGGAGCATTTGGTAATGAGTATGCGAACAAGGAGTTTAGTCTATGAAATATCTTGTTGATAAACTTGATTTGCTTTTAGTGTTACTTGTTGGTATATTGTTAGGATTGTCTACAGCATTTACTATTGAAGTAACTATATCTAATGAAGATATGCATGATATGCAAGTAGAAGCTGTAATGTATGAATGTGCTCACTGGAATGTAGAGGGTGAGTTTGAATGGAACGGTCCAAGCATGGATGGATTAACTAAAATTGAAAAGGATGAGTCATGAGAAAGTTTAGAAGTGCGTATTTGGATAAGTTGAAAGAGAAAGATGATAAGGTGCGTGCTAAACGTATAGCTATGAAAAAGAGTTTCAGATAGGTAGTAGCATTGAGGAGATATTGATCTCTTCATTGGTTCAACCCGAAATGTCAGTAGTGACTAACAAATTATAACATACCTGGAGGTATAGAAAAATGAATAAAGAAACTAAAAATTGGGCAAACCCTGAACAGTACGCAGCAGCTAAAGTGATCCTTGAAAAACAAGAGTTGGACACTAAAAATATTTACCTGTATGAGAAAGTTCTCAAAGCAATGAAGTTTGATACATTTATGGGTGACTTGAAACCATGGATCGCAGCACAAGCTGTTGAAGTTGATCTGTCGGAGGTAGCGTAATGTATAAAGAGTATAAAAGAACAGGTGTTGCAGAGATGACACCATGGACACCTGAAACAGACATGAATAGAGTATCAGTTGACAAAGGTGATGCTGAAAGAGGATCACCACAAACAGGAGACATGATCGCTAGAAATTCTAAAGATCATGATAACAGATGGCTTGTTGCGAAAGCATATTTTGAAGATAACTTTGAAGAGGTAGCATAATGAAGTACAAAGGCAAAATTAACCATGAGGGTAAAGATTTCGATGAGAAGTTTGCAAAGTGTAAGTCTGATGACTTGCCTATGTTTACTACACTGTATAGAATGGCAACTGCAGTAATTGCACCATCAACCGTAACTGACTCTGAAACTGAAAAAGAGAAAGTTGGTGAGTCTATTAGAGTTGGCTATGGGCTTTCTCTTATTTCATCTGTATCTGTATTTACAGGGATACATGCTAAAAAGAGTTTGATGAATCCATCGTTTTTGGTGGAAGCGTTACTTGATATGGCTAAAGATGAACAATCGTTAATTGGCTGGGCTGATGGAACAGGTTCTATTATTGCCAATTCAACTACATGTATCTGTCCTAAATGTTTTAATGCATTGGAAAAGAGAGTCTTGAATGATAAGGAAAAAGCTGTTGATGACAGTTGCATGGCTAAGGTCTATAAGTATGACAAGAAAACTAAGAAGGGTGAAATCCTCAATGGAGAAGATCTACCACCTGAGGTAATTGATGCACTTGAAAGCATGATCGCTAACAATAAAAAGAAAGAGGGTAAGTAAGATGAATAAAACACCAGTAATCAGTATGGATAATGGAGAGTTGATCGCAGCTATGGTTATAGAAGAAGAAGCAAGTAAAGTGCTAGGTTCTTCACCATTTGCAACCAAGAAAGATCCTGCTAGAAATATATATTATAGAGGCAGTGATGGCGTTGTTCACTTCAACAAGATACCGGGTATGATGCAACGTCCATCACCAACAAGTCAAGAGAGTATCAAAGAAACTGTTGCCAAGATCACAGAAGGTATTGCTGCACCAAAAGCAGAAGCCATTTATGACAGTGTTGCAGCGTCTTTTGCAATCATTGATGTTGAAAATACATTTGAATACCAACCAACTACTGACGATATGGCAGAACTTGCTGGTATCTATGATGCGATGATCATTCAACTTGAAGCTATGAAAGGTGGAGCAGGAGGCAACATTGACAGCAAGCTTGAGAAGTATTTCTTTAAGAAGCATTTACTCATCCAAGGTGAGAAAGGTGGAGGCAAGACATACATGGTATCAAAGATGATCGCTGATATGGATGATGATATTGAAAGTGTATCTATCCGTGGAAATGAGTCTATTGAAGCCATTGATCTGCTTGGTCACTATATCAGAACTGAGACAGGTGGACTTGTATGGAAAGATGGACCACTGACCAGTGCATTTAGAATGGCTGCTGCAGGTAAACCTGTTGTCCTGTTTATAGATGAAATGCTGAGAATACCTAAGCGTGAGTTAAACGTCTTGGTTGGTTCTTTGTCTCCGGACTCAAGTGGGAATTTCAGTCTTGATACATCGAGAGCTGGATCCATTGAAGTTGAAGAGGGTAAAAGTGCTATTGCAAACATTGAGACATTAACTGTACCAAAGAACATGCTA